TTCCTCTCTCTCTCTCTCTCTGTTTCTTCCAGTAGTCGCATAATCTCAAAGAAGCATCCGCTTCGGCTTTCTGCCCTTAAATCTTTACCGCTGCACTTAGGGCAAGTATTTTCGCCTGTATACTCTTCTGGATTTATCTCTATTTTTTCTCCGCAATCTTGGCATTTTAGAATCATACCCTTTTGCTTTCCGGCCACGCTCAAATCTTGGCATGGAAATCCAAAAGCCCAAACATCCGCTTTTGGAATATCTTCTTGGCGCAGCTCTTTAATATCTGCCTTCTGCACATGGTCGCCAACATTTTCCCTATATGTCTCCACGGCGAACTTATCAAAATCCCAAGCACCTACTATCTCATATCCTGCTTCCTGGAAGGCTAGTCCTAGCCCTCCGCATCCGCAGAAAAAGTCATTTACCTTTAGTTTTCTCATCACTGCTTCCCATAAATCCTTTCCGTATTATCCGGAAGCTTCACTGTCGGCGTTTCGATATGCACCACTATTGCCTTCATCCAGTCTAGGGACTCAATAAATTCTTCCGTCACTGTTTCCGAACCTAATTCCAGCTTCAGCATCTGAATCCCTTTTTTATTCTTGAATATTACCCTTTCCCCATAAATGCATAGATCCAACACTTCTGCCACTCCTACGTCTGCCACCCACTCGCCTGTATAGTCTGCAACTATATCTTGGCCAACCATCGGAATCACCGGCAAATCCGGATTCTCGTTTATAAGTCTCACAAGGTTTTTTACATTGTCGCTCATAGTCTGCACATCCTTTCCATTGGCTCCCTGCTGCCTGATTAGTTAAAGGGCAGTCCGTCATCTTCCACACCATCCGGGACATTCATAAATCCGTCTTCGTCTGTAGCCGATGCCTCACTTGTAGTCCCCTTGCTTTCGCAGAAGTAATGCTCATCCACTACTACGTCCGTGGTATATCTCTTAGTTCCGTCCTGAGCGGTATAACTTCCGGTCTGCAACCTACCGCACACGGCAATCTTCGTTCCCTTGTGAAGATACTTCTCTGCGAACTCTCCACGCTTTCCAAAGGCCACACAGGATATAAAATCTGCATTCTGCTTGTTCTCGTCCTTCTTTCCTTGGCGATCTACTGCAAGACTATATCTTGCAACTGCCATTGGCTCATTCCCCTGCGTATATCTAACTTCCGGATCCCTTGTCAGTCTCCCCAGCAAAATAACCTTGTTCATTCTTCTACCTCCAGTTCTTCCCAAACAGCTTCATGAATTCCTCATGGCTGTATTTTTCTTCAAACGCCTCTTGCGCTATTGCCTCCAGTTCTCTGTCATATCTCCCCTTGTCATGCAATAGCATGTGGCAAGACACGCACAAATGCACTGTCAGTCCGTATTTATCCGCAAGCTTCCTGTAGCAGCCATGCAGACAATGGTGGACATGCTCTGGACCGTATCTCCGGCATATAAAGCATTTCTCTGAATCGTCCCCTGGTATTATGCTTTTCATTGTGCCTGATCCTCCAGGTACGCCGTAGCTTCTCCCAAAGTGCCTATCAACGCTCGGACAGAACTCGGAATCTTTGCGTCCTCTCGCTCCCTTTCCAGCTGCGTATTGTATGCCCGGATAAAATGCGACTGCTCTACGGTCTCCACAGTTTCCGTGTCTATTTGTGCCAGTTCCCTTAGGCTTGCAGGGCTCCCTATTGCTCTTTGGCAAGCAGGAGGTAATTTCTCAAACTCCTCCTCCGCACCGTAATACCCATTCCGGATTGCTTTACGCACAATAGCCCATGCTTCAGTCCCGGTCATCTCCGCTATCTTGGGCTTACACAGCTTCAAGATGTTATCCACTATCTGTCCCGGGCATGGTGGAAATCCCTTTGTATCGCCGGACAAGTACACCTTTAATCCGGCAGAGCCTTGCTCGTATGTATAATCCGTCAGCACGGACAACCAGGCAGAAATCATGTTATCAAGATCCTGCGTTGTATACCGGGAAAAGCTATTGGGGTATGTGGCCTTTACGACATAAATCAGCTTTGCTATCTCCGCCTTTGTCATCATGCACCTTCTTCCCCGATAATCCCAAGCAGATAGTCATTGGCATCAAAAGCACCACGCCTAGGCGCTGCACGGCTTTCTCGCTTTTCCCAAGTTCGGACTGCTGCCTTCCAGTCCTTCATAGGCGCATTCCCCACTTTCCAGCCTTTAGCAGCATAGAAATCTACAAAGGACTCCGCATCTACAGCGTTTTCCCTTTCTCGGCAATACTCCCTTACCTCGGCAGCTGAGGGAGGAGAGAAGCGTTTACGCGCCTCTCTCTTTTTTGGTACCGTAGGTACCTCCTCTACCTCTTCCTTATCCTCTTCCTCTTCCTTATCCTCTTCCTTATCCTCTTCCTCTTCCTCTATAGCCATTTTTGCCATTTCCGTTTTTTCTTCGTTATGGCTAAAATAGCACTTGCCATTTTTGCCATCTTCAGAATGGCAATTGCCATTTTTGCCATTTTCAGAAGTAGTATTGTTATCGTCTTGCCATCTACTTTCAGCACCCTTTTTTCCATTTTTAGCCTTTGCTTCGCAGTTAGATATATATTTTTCTTCATCTTTTTTGAACTGCATTAATACCATCTCAAAGACTCCCTTAATCAAAGGGTTCTCAATGGTGTATTCTTTTCCGCTTTGATAACAGCAAATAGCATAAAACAACTCGCCAAGCTGTTCCTTCGGCAAATTCTCAAACAGTGGATTCCAGCCTCTATAAAGCATGTAAGATTCTTTATCTATTGATGTAACTGCCATGACTTAACCTCTTTTTCTTCTTAAGTTCCGTATAACTCTATTCTCTGGCCTTCTTATAAAAGCCCGACATCATTCTTTCTTCTCCAACGAGGCAAGTATTGCCTTCATCTCCGCAGAAGCCGGTACCTCTAAATGCATATCTTGCATTTCTGAAATTACTCCATTGAGAAGTCTGGAAAACTCTGCGCTATCGTAAGTGCTTGATCCAAAGAAGCAGAGCATTTGTACCATAGGCTTTCCATCCACCTTTGTTTCTCCGACTATCTTTGTTTCTCTCCACTGCAACCGAACAGCCTCTACCACTTCAGGTTTAACAAGTATGTGAGTGAATTTCCCATATCTTTCAAGCATGAGGAGATACACACTCCAATTATCCTGGTTAATTGCCTTAGCAATATCTCCAAGGCAAGCCCATAAACAAGCATTTGCATCGAGGCTCCTGCGTGCACGGTGTTGGACAAAACTAATGTCCAGGTCTTTATTCTTATACTTCTCTAAGTCCTCAGGACTGGCCTGTATCTCGAAGGAGATAATAGGATGTTCAGCCCTGAATGGAATCTCCAGCCCGGTCACCCTTCCTCTAGCTTTCATTTACGCTCCTTTTTCCTATTCCGTACCACATACGATAAACATTCCAATGGTTAAAAAAATCTGTAATACTGCCACGGCCATACTGGCCTGTCTGTACATATCCCCTATTGGACCTATACAAAGGGATTTACAAATGCAGTATCCTGTAATAAACAAAAGTGATACTGATAGCCCAAGTATTCCCACTTCAAGCTTTCTCATGCTGTCCTCCAGGCTATAATCCTTTTAGCCTCTCCCATGTTGTCCGTAATAGGAAATCTACGGCGTACTGCTGCACATCGTTCCACATTTCCGGCTTTCCTATGCTCTTAAACTCCTCCATGAGTTTTTCTTTAAGCTCTTTTTCTTCTTTTTTCGCAAGTTCGTACACATGGTTTGTTTCTTCTTGCATTTTCACGCTGTCTCCTTTCTTTCCTTTTCAGGTGCTCCAGGATATGCATAAGCACTATAGCGGCCATCATGCTAAGCAGCATACAAGCTGTAAATACATCCGCTCCTATCGTCTCTGTATCAAGGGCGGATACTACGGCCATAAGGAATACCAGGTTAATGCCGGATAGCAGTTTTACGATTTTGATTTTCATTTCCCCTCCTACGCATTTTTCTGCCGGATATCCAGCACAGGAGACGGAAAATAGCTTCTTACCATGCTAACAATCTCTTCATCTGTAGCATGGAAATACTTGCAGATCTGCGCGAAATCCTTAAGCTGCCAATTACCATCTGCTTTCCTGAGGCTGATAGTCTTCTCTGATACACATAAGTACCTTGCTACTGCACTCTGCTTAATCCCTTGTTTTGCTTTGCCAATGTCTATAAACTTCTTTATGTCTTCGCCTTGTTTTCTGTTGATTCGGTGTCTTGGCATAAGTTGTCTCCTTTCTCTTTAAGCCTTATCCTCTTCCATGGCAGGCATGGAAAGAACATATTGACTGCTCCTTCATTACTAAGCCCCATATAATTTGCCACTATAGAGATTTGCCCCATTGTTAGCTTGTTATTTCTAAACCTTTTTCTGTAGTCTTCCGGTGTGAGATTCAGAAGCTCCGCAAGTTCCACTGATGATATTGGATTCACATCTATCCCCTTTCTTCCAAAGCCCCATCTTCTACTTCCTCCTCTTCATCTAAAACGTCTCTGATATGATTCCCCAGGAGAATTTCACTTAGTAGTTCTTCCATTTCCTGCCCTTGCTCTTCTGCCACTGTCTTATAATGGCCATATACTTCATCTTCTATTTCAAGTATTACCGTTTTCATATTTGCCTCTTTTCTTTAGTTCCTTAAAAATTTCGTATTTAGAAACTACCTAAAACTAACCGTACTCTTGGAAAGCTTGATGTTTATCGAAATCTCGGCTTCAAGCTTTCTATCTGCTACCTCTTTTTCGGCTTCACGAAGCGCATCATAGAGCACTGAAAAATCCTTTGTTTCTGTCCAGTTTTCAATGCAAATATTATAATTTCTATGTTCTACCATTTTTCTAGTTCGTTTCTCTGGCCTGCTGCCAACTTGCTTCTCTCTTCCTGTCCGTGCTATACTGGGCACGAACTAAATTATTTGTTTTGTTCTCGGGGTTACCTGTCGTGGTGGGCGGTAACTCCCTTTTTCTTTTCAGGTGTCTGATCCGGCACAATCTCCACTTCTGTACCTTTGATTTTCCACCCTTCTGTATTCCCGGAACTTCTGGCCATATCACGGATTTCCTCTTCAACCATTCTCACTGCATCCGACATATAGAAAATCCCTGATACTTTAAAGTCCAGCTCTATAGTTGCCCTTATTTTGAATGCAGCCATGATTCATTTTCCTTTCCGTTGGCCAGCTTATCTAATTCCTCTCTTAGCTCCATGGCCAAACCTTGAAGCATTAAGATTTCAGACAACACAATCTCCTCAATGCCCTTAGAGTCTTTCACTTTTTCCAAATTCTCTTTCTCTAAGTCAATGAGCGTATGAAGTGCATTTATGCCCTGCTGCCCCTTGGATTTAAGGTACATCACATGCGCCCATGCCATCATCTTGTGGCAATACTTTAGTCCTTTGACATTTTCCTCTAAATACCCCTCATTCAATCCTCTTCCTCCCTCCGCATTGCTCCCTTCTCTCTCCTGCTTACTGCTTCCAGAAGTACATCTGATAGGTAATGAAGCAATAAGGCCTCGGCTTGCATAAAATCCGCTATGCCGGAACGCTCTTCTTTCTCAAAGCGAAGCAACTCCTCTATAGCACTGCTGCCCAGCTTTCCTTCTGAATCGAGGAACTCTATATGCTCTTTACCTATGAGGCGTGCCTTCTGGAGCAGTTCCCTATGCGCACTAATCGTCATTCTTTTCCTCCTGTTCCTTTTCGGTCTCCTCTGCTTTCTTTTTGTATCCTTCTCCATATCCCAATAGGTAGGCTCTGCTATCACTACTCATTTTGGGGAGGATTTCTTTAAATGTTTTCAGTAAGTCCTTCTCTGTTGCCGAAACTGTAGAATCCATTTTTTCTATCACCTTCTTTCTATTTTGCTTTATCGCTATTTTTTGTGGTGCTTAATGACAATATAGCGTTATTAGACACCTCTGTCAACAACTTTATGTTGCTTGATGACATTTTTTCTTGACGACTGATTTTTCTTCTTATATACTCGTGCTTAGAAAGAAGGTGAGGTTATGGAGATTAAAGATAGAATTAAAGAGTTAAGAAAAGCCAAAGGCTTAACACAGCTTGAGTTTGCAGATAAATTGAAAGTTAGTAGAAGTAATATTGCAAGTTATGAAACCGGGAAGAATGAACTTAGTAGCGCTGTCATTTCCCTTATCTGTAAAACATTTTCCGTATCAGAAACATGGCTCCGCACCGGTGAGGGCGAAATGTTCTCGGAAAACTCCCGGGAAGAAAAGAT